ATATAACATTAATATTGCCAACTGAGTTAGTAAGGCTGTTGCTTGCCCCTTTGACAACTAAGTTAGTGTTAGGCGATGAGGTTCCAATTCCAAAATTCCCTAAAAAATATGATTCACCATCTTCACCTAATCTCCAGTTAGCGGTGTTGATTCGACCTCCTAGGAGTGCACCTCCGGATCGATCATAAGCTTGCATCTGAGCAAAGCCACCACTTGATCTAAAGATTTCCCAACCTGCTCCTGTTGTGGGAGTTAAATTGGAAGTAACTTGCATTCCTCCAATTGTCAAAAATTTTCCGTCAGCATCAATATTTCCATTAAAACTTACATTACCAGTAACAGTAAGGCTGCCACCAAGTGTTGTATTACCCGTGGCATTAATTGCACCATCAACATCCAGTGCAACAGTGGGTGTTTCAGTATTAACACCAATTCTATTAGTTTGTGCGTTAACGTAAAGAGCAGCACGTCCTTGTGGTCCATCCGGTCCAAAGATCGCTCGACCTTGGTTATCAAGGACAAGGTTTTGAATGGCGGAAGAACCGTGCTGTAGTGTTGTAGTGCGAAGAGTACTCATTTTTTACGTCCTGGTAATACTAGTTTAAATCAATTTACAAATTATGCATTAGATATATAAGCAAGACTTCCTCTTACAAAACCTGCGGCCGCAGTTGCTGTTCCGTGTAAAGGATTTGGCAGTGTAATATACATTTCTTGTTTGCTTTCTTCTGCCCAATTTAGATACATGAGAGTATTACCACCAACAGTAGCGTAACAAACATTTGTGCTTTGTATTCCCGAACCAGGATTATCAGCTCTTACCATAAACGGCAAATTTAAAACTTGACCTGCGTTTACAGCACTTCCACTTGCATAATTAAATTGAAATGTTAAATGTACAAATTGTCCAATTTTTATATACTTACCATGTGCATTACTAAATGCGCCAAAATTAGCTCCTGATCCTGGGGTCCAACTACCTTCTTCATAATCATCAAGTGCATTGGCTTGTGCCGTGTCACCATTAAAAGTCAATCCTCCGTTTGCTAAAATTCTTATTCTTTCAGTTGGCGTACCACCACTCGTACATGTTCTGAATCTTAATTCATGTTGTGTGGTTCCTGCTCCTCCTGAAAGAGCTTCAATAGTTGCATATTGCCCATCACCAAAATCTGAACCTGTTGCAATTAAAGCAACACCACAAGTAGATACAGCATTAGTTCTATTTTGAACTAAGAGTGGATAAGAATCACTATCATCTCTTACGTGAAGTTTTTTTTGTGGTGTAATGGCAACACTTCCTGTTGATCCAATACCAACATTTGAAATCAATCTAGCAGTTCCATTTGAACCATCTAAAATAATATTTGAAATATTACCACTAATTGGACCAAGGTTTGCATAACCTGCGTCAGTAACAGCAAATGTAGCAGTGCTGTCAGTATCACGCCGACCAATAAATGTATAAGTTGCAGAAGTTGCATCAACTACATTTTTAAACGTAGCAGTTCCATTGGCAAGGATATTTACCTTTTGTGTATTGCCTAATCTGACATCAAATACTGCTGAAGTACCTTCATTCGAAGGGCGTTGAATTAAGACTTCACCTGTGTGCCGGACTTCTACACCACTGTTATTTGTAAGAGAAAGATCAAGACCTCCGAAATTAGCTGTTCCTGTAGGACCAAATGTAATAATATCTGAAGCACTATTTGAATCTAAAACAAGATCATTAGCAGCTTGGTTAACCCTAAAACCAAAGAACATGGTTGAGTCAGCCGGATCAATTGCTAAAGCACAGTTGACAATACCACCTGTATTAGATCTATTTTTTGTAAAAGCTCCTGTATCAGTAACATGTAGTTTATAACTGGGAGAAGCCGTCCCAATTCCTACGCGATTAGTAGATTCATCAACAAACAGTGTTCCATTATCAACATTTAAATCTGCGTTTGTGATGTTGATATTAGAACCGTTCCAGGTAATATTTCCAATCGTGTCAAAGTCTGTGGTAAGAATAGTACCACCAGCAGACGGCAAACTAAAAGTAGCGTCTGACGTTGCAGTCGCTTGAATGGTGCTGCGACCAGTGGCAGCACCTGTATTACCTAAACGAAGAACGCCAGACATTTTTTACAACTACTTTTTATTTATTCTAACTCAAGCTTCACCTGAAGAAGTAATCTCCTCACCTGAAGAAGTAGTGCCGGAACCGAATACCCAACCACCTTCACCTGAAGAAGTTGTTTCTTCTACCGGAACATCAGTTGTTTCTTCTACCGGAACATCAGTTGTTTCACCAGATGAAATCGGTTCAATTGGAGTTGGATCAATATGATTTTTGTACTCTTCAATTAATTCAGGAGTCCAGAGTGCAGCTGCAACATCTTGAAGTTCTTGACAATCAGATGATACGTCATCACCAGGGGAACGGACATGACGGTGATAACCACGTGCAATTTCTACACCATCCTTAAGGATAATATCAGCACGACGGCACTGGATGATAGACCAGGGGGGAATGATTTCCAGTTTGTATTCAATCTTTTCTTCGTAAGCCATTAGGATTTACCTCCGGTAAAAACGGGTTTAGGTATTAGTTTAGAGCCATTGCGGGCTAATTAACGAGGTAAAAACCTGATAAGTATAAATATTTAGCACCACCATTTTGAAAAGTAGAAGTTGATCTTGTTCCCGAATCATAAAAAATAATGTTAGTAGTTGCGTCTTCAACATAACCGCCACCACTTTCGTTTGTAGTTACATCAGAATATCCAACAAAAAATGCTGAACGATTTATTGAATCACTATTTGCTGTAAAAGGTAATCCGGTAATTTTTGCTACACCACCGGTAGCGCCTGAAAAAGTTCCATTACTATAACCAATGCTGAAATAAACAACCCTACCTATTTTTGTATAATTACCTGTCAAACTACCTGTGTAAGTAATTGTACCGTTAAAAGCGGCTGTGCTAAATGTACCTTCTTCGTAATCATCCAAGACGCTTGAGGCTGGATTAGGCCCTACGGTTGCTGAAAAGTCAATACCTTGACCGTTGGGGAATGCAAGGTTGCCTAGCTTAGTAAATGTAGCAGCTTCACTTAAAGCACCACTGCCTCCACTTGAAACAAGGATTCGTAATCCACCATCATTTTGTATGTTTGTTCCACCAGCATCTGCTCCACATACACCTTGAATAACTGCTGTACCGCCTTGATTGTTGGCGGTAGCCATTTCAAATCTTAAATTTGTTTTGCTGTTATTAGCTCCATCGTAGAAAAAATTACGAAATTTAACAGGTGTTTCTTCTACTGCATTACTTTTTACAACGTGTAAAAGTGCTTGGGGACTTGTGGTATTTATACCAACATTTCCGTCATTCGTAATTGTTACTCTTTCATTTAAACCACCTGTTTGAAAGCCTAATGATCCTGCAGCATTACTAGCAGTAATGTAACTTCCGCCTGCTCTTGTGAATTCAATTTCAGCACCACTACTTCCTACTTTGAGCTGCCCTACACTACCTGGAATTACAACTTTTTGATCTGGAGCTGTTGTTCCAATTCCTATATTTCCATTAGCTAAAATACTAACTGCAGTTGCAGAATTAGCTTCAATATTAAAAGGATGATTAGATTCAGTACCGATATAACCAGCAGTTGCAGTACAACCAAGTCTTACTTCACCATTACCTGTATTGTTTAAAGAAACAATTGGGTTAGTTCCATCTGCAACTTCTAAAAATACAGCCGCGGCAGGAGTGGTTGTATTGATCCCAACTGAATTAGCAGAATCGTCAACAAAAATACAAGCACGACCAACCGCTTGTGGTCC